GTGATGAACATGTCGGTGTAGGTCGGTTAGGTGGTTGATTAAATTGAATAATTATACTAGCCTGTTTTCTTATGGGGCATGGATGGGGCAAAGTCTCCTAATTTTTGGTTGAGCATTGCAATCTGCTCTCCGTTATTGTCGTTCATCCAGGTTCCATAAACTGAGTAAACCATTTGGGCTGAAGTGTGTCCCATTTGGCTGGCTATGAAGTTTGGATTAGCCCCTGCTGAAAGTGACCAGCACGCATATGTGTGCCTCGATTGGTATGCTTTGCGATGCCTGACACCTGCCCGGCGCAAAGCGGTATTCCATGACTGACCAATCGAAGAGACGGAATAGTAGGTTCCGCTGCGGCTGTTAATGGCGCTGACTTGTGGGTTAAAAACGAAGGTGCAATCTTCGATGTCCTTTTTCCCATACTCACGCAGAATAACTTCTATTTTGTTTTTGCCCATCATCCTGGTCATCTCGGCCTGATCACGTAAAACATCTATGGCTGGCTGTATGAGGTGGATTTCTCTTGTCCCGGCATTGGTCTTTGGTGGCGTAAATTCATGAACCGTTGTCAGGTTGCGTTTAACCTTGATAGTTCCAGCTATCAGGTCAATGTCTTCCCACGCAAGGGCGCATAACTCACCATGGCGCATGCCAGTATAAACAGCCAGTGACCATAAGTTAGCAACCTGACGGTGACTGCATACTGAAATGATCCGCAAAAATTCATCTCTGGTTATTGGGTCAGGCTCAGCTTTTGACTTGCGCAAAGGCCTCAGGTTAACCATTGGGTTAGATGGCAAATATCCATTATCATGACCGAACTTCAATACTGAACCCAGATCACTCATGTGTCCGTTTACCGTTCTGACAGACCTGCCAATTTTCTCCATCTTTTTACCACGTCCAAGTTGCTGGACACCGGTCAAAAGTGAATTTCTCAACCTGATAAGGTCTTCCGTTCTGATTGATGAGGCGATCATCTTCTCACCTAATGCGAGCAGTGTTCCTCGCATTCTCGATTTATACCGGCCCAGGCTATTAGTCGATAAATCTACCTCCTTCAACTCAATCCACTTTGCATAAAGCTCCACAATAGTGAACTGTCTTGAGGCAATCCCAAACTTCCGTAAATTCGGAGATGAGGGGAATTGCTTCTGGTAGTCGAAATTCCCCGTCTTAATTGCGTATACAACTGAAGCCCTTAGTTCTCCAGCAACCTTCCTGTTTTTAGCTGTGTCCGGCACGCCCAAAGCTTCCCTTGCTCTCGTCTTTTTATACATGAACCAAACCCGCAGAAACCCTCCATGGCTTTCTACTCCAGTTGGATATTTTATCTCTACCACATATCACCTCCGCTTTCAGTGGACGATCAGGTTATGCTTTCTTGCGGACTAAAGCATCAGGCTGACTTGCTGCCTGACGCTCGATCCATTGCTCTATAGCCAGATGATTGTACATGCACTCGCTGTTTGGCTTTGGATCCCCTTCAGGAGCAAAGTGCAGATATTCGCGACCTTGTAACCATGATTTCTCTCTGGCGCGTTTTATTGTACCAGGGCGTAGTCCGGTAATTGTGATGAGGACATCTTCCGTTACCCACTTAGCGGGCGTTAACTGAGTGACTTGTGACATTGTTACCTCTCTTCAAATTGGCCGTTGAGCACGCCAATCGTCCACAGGAAATCGACCAGTCGGTAGATCGGTTTGATGGGCTGATAGTGGCGTTTGATGATGGGGCCGGAAAGTTTATCGGATGGTGTTTTGGGGTTGGCCGCGACGGCCTGGTGAAGTTCTTCGTTGCACCTTCGCGCAGCGCAGCGCAGGGCGTTGCGTTCCTGTTCTGTCACGGTTACATCTGCATAAAATTGACCGCCTGATAGTGGCCGGACAGCGCCTTGGTGCGGGATGTGTACTGCCGCTGGAAAGTGGCCGGTACCAGCTCTATATCATTGAACGGGTTTTCATTACCCCAGTGATGCCAAGCAGCTGCGTCACCGCGGCTGAACAACTCAATGCGGGTGACTGATCCATACAGCTCTTCCAGACGAAACCGCACCTCGGCAGGCTTCTCGCTGTGCTCGCCGCGGCAACTGTGAACTACCTGCTTAACGCTGGCGCTGACACGCTCAAGCCCGGCGCCGCGGGTGGCAATCAGAACGTCCTCGCTGTTTCCTCGTGTGTGGTTACCGCCATTCATCACCGTTTCAGCACTTAGTGCATCCAGAAAATCTTCAAAGTCGAGCATGGTTTGATCAGCCAGCGCCCGTTCTATGCGCCCGCGCGCCTGCTCATAAAGCTTGACCCATGTGAAGCCTTTCATAGTTTTGACCTTGAAACCCCACGCCTGCGCCAGCTCGACAGCCTCGGCGGCGAAGTTGCCGGTATACCACATCGCAAGGACCGCGTTGTCGGCGGCGATTGACCAGACCGGTAGGCGCTTAATTTCTTCGAGCGTCATGGTGCTGTAATGATCGTCAGCGGCACCGTTACTGATTTTGTTGCTGTATTGCCACGGCGGATCTGCATAGATGAGCTGATACATCAGGCCGGTACCCCGCATATTTTGGAAAGTGAACGATGATGATTCATGACCGTTGCCACGTAAGACGCTTTCCGGTTCATCACTTCGATGGCGTAGTTCCGGCCAGCAACGCGCACCTGGTACGTTTCGCTGTTCTTGCGCCGGGCGTAATCGCCGTATTTTTGCTGGTGGCAGCTCAGCGCGGTTTCGGCTGCCTGCTTTTCTTGTGGCGTAGGATTGCCGCGAATAATGTGACGCATGGCTTTCTCCAGGCGTAAAAAAGCCTCGCATTTGCGAGGCTTAAGTAGCAGAAGTGGTTCTTAGAACATTAAATGAAAGCTACGAACAGGTAGCCAATTGAGCCAAGAGAAGTCTCTACTAATTCCGCATTATATTTAAAAGACTTAGAGCGAGTATCAACGGTTTCAAGCAGTTCCAGTTTTTCATTGTCATCAATAGGCAGCTTCAAGCTTGGCGCATATAACTCACTTTCTGTAATGAGCAATTTATTATTGTTCGAGCTGAGCTTATAGATATTAACAATCACTTTGCTTACTCCTTCGGTTGGATATCCATCTTACTCAATGTAGTCTTCATTGCCTTGTGATGCGACAAGCGTTCACGAAGTATTCACGCAAATACTCACGCTTGATAGTCTCAGTGGCTACCGGCATGTTGTAACGCATTTTGTAAGCAACACCACATAGTAACGAATCCACGTTGATTTTATGTAGTTCATATTAAGTTATGGGTTGGAGTTAAAAATATATCCCTCATCATCTTTTGCAAGGTAAAAGAAATCTTTGAAGCTAGCACTATCGACGCTGAAACTTATACTCCGCAGGTAATCGATGTTGTGGAATAAAATGTCACTTTCCTTCCCCCGTAATACCTTGAGCTGATTACTAACTGCAGCGCCATTTTTACCATGTTTAAATCCCGCAGTAACAACTCCGGTCATAATCAATCCCGGGTGTTCTCTTGTGAAAACTTCAACAGACATATTTTATTCCTTCAATTAAAGATCGAAACATAATCTATTATCAAAATTGTTAGCCCGTCTAGGTCTTTAAAGTTGTTTTACTCACTTTTATTTTCAAAAGAAGCTAATTTTTCTACTAACACCATGACATCTATACCCAGAGATTTTCCGATTTCCAGAAATAGCACCGTTGTGTCGTTCAGGCTGCGCTGAATGCTTGGGCCACTTTCAAAGCCCAGCGACAGCCGGCAGGTCATGCCGTGATGCTTATTCAATTCGCACCAGATGTTTAACCGCTCTGCGACGCCGGGGCGCTCATTACCGCAATTATCATGAACGACCAGGCGCTGGCGCAGGTCCTCTAAATTTAACTCTGTCATCATTCCTCCGCCTGAATTCGACTCGCAAGGGCGCGGGTCTCGATTGCCAATGCTTGCGCTCTGGTGAGCAAATCACTTTTTATGGCTGGCGCTGGTTCAATGGCATAAAGCTTCGTCCCGGGCTTCACGTCGAACCGGAAAAACTGGAAATTTATATCCCGGGTGATCCCCATGTCGCAGTTCGTGCCGGACCAGGCGACAATTTCGCCGACTGGAAGAGAAGCCGGATTCTGCGTGGAGGTGCAGCCACGTTTTACGGCCTCTACCCGGCACAGGTTCCACAAATCAGAAGCAATGGCGCTTTTCATGTGAATCCAGATACGTCCACAGGTTCTGAGTTTCCAGCGGTGTTATTGCTAGCGGCAGGCCCACCGGCACCTGCTTGCCCCTCCGCGATTCACGTAAGGCGATTAGTCGTCAATCATTGCTTTGGCTTCAATACGACCAAGAAAACTGCCGCGGCGCTAAGACGCCATCTTCGCCTAGTCAATCTGGTCTTCGTCGCTGGCAAGGTGGCCTGTCTGCTGCCAAAAAACAATAGTAGTAAATGACAGGTCAACAGATGCGCAGAATGAGTTTGCCGCAATTTCCTATGTTGGTTGTGGGACTGTTGCTGCAACGGAAAGAATCTGGGCTTCGCCACCCATGGTTACTAAACATGCGTCAATAGCTTCGTTAAGGTCAGTAACGCCATCGTTAATCATATCGAGAAGCTCTTGTGGAGTCTTTGCACCGACTGTTCCCTTCAGCGTCTCCATATTTACCTACTCGCCAAGATATGTGATTTGGCCTTCTTTCAGCACGTTGTTCAGAACGTTATTGGTCATGCTGATAAGCAGATCAAGGCTTGCATCTAATCCATTAGCTGAGCCTCGCAACGGTATATATCCTGGCGTTGTTGCCGTCGCCTGAATAACAAGATTGGTATCAAGTAGGGTATCAGAAACGGATGTTCTGGAGTTTGTTAACTCAATGTATGGCGCAGTTCCTGTATTGCCATTAAATGCCACCATTCTGCGCAGGTCCATCTGAAGCTTAGATGCTCCAGATGGATTACCAGTCAGCGAATTTGCTGCGAATGTCATGAAGAATCGGATATCAACAATTGCATTCATATAGTCAGGGATGTTGTACAGGAACAGCAGGTCAGTAGAGGGCTTAGTTGATACGCTCTTGTTTGTGCTGACTGTCTGTGCGCTTGATTTATCACTGAGCATCAGGTCAGCAGGACGCACGTACTTCAGGCGCGGAATATAACCTTTTACAGTGTTGTTCTGGAAGTAAACGAGTGGGAACTGGTCAGTGTAAAATTTGAATGATACAGGCTTGAATTTAAGTACGTTGCCAGAGGCGTTCAGGTTGCCAAAGTAAACTTCTTGAATGCAGTTGCTTGAGCTGACATTATCGAAAGTTGCATATTTAGCACGAATGCCTATGGCCTGGTCGCAGCCAACAGCCGTAACACCATCAATCATATTGGGCTTGGTTGTATCATTGAACGCCGTGAGTGTGAAGTATGTAGCAACTGCTGTTACAGCGTTACCGATGTAAATGTTCCTGACTGACGTTCCACGGGAGTTATTAATTAATACACCCTCAGATGAAACGGTGCGGCCAAGGTTAGGTATGAAAATATCGGTAATCTCACAATACTCGGTCGCGTTGGTTGCCACTCCTGAGCCGTTTTGCGTGCCAGCAGTAATTGGCTTAGATTGTTTAGCTCTCCTTATTGAGCAGTCACTAGAGTTGGCGATGAATCCGATGGAGTAATATGTCTTGCTCTGGTTTGGGCTAACTACAACTAAGTCATAAGCATGGCACTCATAGTTTGATGGTGTTTCAGGGCTTACGTCTGACCCCATACCAATGAGCTGAGTCCACCCCTCACCCCAGATGTTATACACAGAGCAATATTGACTGTTGACCATGTTAATGCCGTAGCCACCATCAAGTGTTGTGCCAGTATATTTGGCAACGATATAAAGGTCATGCACCGAACAGTTATGAGACTGAACGAAGCTTTGATTATCGCGAAGGAATGCACCAATAACAGGGTTAACAAATGTTGTATCGGTAACTGACGCATTTGGGAATGTGCCAGCGTTATAGTTTGCTATTGCCTTATCGCGATTTACTTCATAGCTTGAGCCAATGACGATACAGCCGCGACCGCGCATTGAAAGCGTTGGATTCTCCATGACGATTCTGCATGAAGGTCCAGTACCGAACAGTTCGGTGTTACTAAAAAGAAATACTGGATATGTCCATCGGTACTCTACCGCAGGAGTTGGCACGTATACCCGCGCGCCACCCATTAGGTAAGCAGCATATACCGCCCGTTGGAATGCTAGGCAGTCATCGGTTACTCCGTCGCCAGTTGCCCCGAAGTCCATTACGGACAGGGTTTCTTTTCCCTTTTGAATCAGGCTCCTCAGAACGCTACCAGTAAGTCCGAGATTGACGTCTACTGATTGTGATCCTGATGATAATGCGTTTGATAGTGCAGTGGTTAGAGCTTCGGACTCCGCCTTTGAGTAGACGTCTAGGTTTGCACGCGCAGATGATGAGCTGGCGATATCAGCCAAGTTTTGGCTCTTAGCCATCGCTCCGCCCACCAAGTCCACACCATTATCTGCTAATAGGGATGACAATACAGCATCAGAACGAGCCTGACTTTCGTCCTTGCTATCAACATCAAGGTTGGTTCTTGCTGACGATATACTTGCAACATCATTAAGATTTTGCGCCTTATCCATAGCGCCATTTACAAGCGACACTCCGCCTGGAGCGCCAAGGAGGGAAAGCACATCATCTACAGGGGCATTATTGGTCAGTAGATAATCATTAAGTGTGCCGTCGACCGAACCATCAAGGATAGTAATCACGCCAACATTAATTATTCTGTTTGCGTCGTAGTTGATAAATACTTTAAACGAACCAACTGGCAGCGTGAGTGAGTAAGAACCATCGCTTCCGGTGGTTAATGATGAAGTTGCATGAAATGTAACCTGCTCAGAGTTTCGAACAGCTTCAAATGTGATTTTGGCGCCAGCAATCGCTGTACCGTCTGGTGTCTGCAAGATTCCTGATAGAGTAGTCATTGTTCCTCTCTATACCGTAGGGTTTTAAAAATTATATCACGCGATAGGTTGATTTACGGACAAAGAACAGCCGCTGAATCAGTTAGAAAATCATAAGAGGGGCTGCGGTACGTAACCTGCCGGTTGTCCCAGTACGCCCTCCTGCGAGCCATTATTCGTCTGCCTTTGAATAGGCTAATCGCATGGCCTGATTCAGTTCTTTATACCGACCTAAGCCGTACAGCTTCACCCACGGATACCAGTTCGCCGCAACTGCGGCCCAATAAACGCCGTGGTTAAGGCGCATTTCATCAACGAGAAATTCATAGCTGGGCATGGCAACAACGAGTCCAACGCACCGACCAAAATCATCAGCGTCGCGTGGATAGTTGAGTTTTGGGCGTCTCGGCCCCCACACCGCCGGATCGCCTTTCGACAACACCCATGCCATGTATTCGCTGCTCATACCGACTTCATCACTGGCGAGCCAGGCAGCCAAGCCCATAGATGGTTTTGCCACAACTGGTTCACGCCCATATTCGGCAACGATCATATCGGCAGCTTTAATCACGATGTTGCTACGGGCGTCAGCCGGGATACCTGGACACTGACGCGAAATCTCTTTGGCAATAGCAGAAAACAGACCGATCTGATTCAACTGGTAGGGGATCATTTTGCGACCTCCGCTTCGATTGGCTTAATGGTGTCCAGCAGCAATCTGGCGCGACCGTGGCCGCCGCCGCGCTGACCGGAATCCCGGTAGTAATATTCTTTTGCGCTGGCGACCCACGTCGTAGCCGTCATGTGCAATTTGACGCGCTTTTCGCCATCAGCGCGCACGACTATGCCGGTATGAGTTTTTGCTTTGGGCATGGTGATTGCCTCGGGTAGGAAAGGGCATTACCAGCCATGAACGGGCTGGCGCTGGTCAATCTCAAAAAGGAATGTCGTCGTCGAAGTCCTGAACCGGTTGCTGATTGGTATTGCGGTTCTGCAGGCGCGACGCAGCAGGTTGGTTCGTTGCCTGGCTGGCATACGGATTTGATGGGGGGTGTGCGCCGTTGGCGCGCTGCGCGTTGGTACCGGCATTCGGATCCCGGTCATCACGGTCTTTCAGCGCGGCGACCATTTTGTCTACGGCTTCCGCCGGTGCGTTTTCAGCATGCTCAGCGTAAGTCTTCCGCGTGCCGCATTTAAACGCCTGACGGATTTCCATGCGATATCCGTCTTTGCCGTCACCTTTCGTGTAAAGCGTCTTCTGCAGAACAAGGCCTACTGATTTTCCCACCAGCGCCTGGTTATGCCACTCGACACCTTCCGGCCCCTGAATCTGAACCGGTGCAGCTTCTTTGATTCCTGCTGCCCACATCAGGGCAGAAATCAGCCCCATGCCGAATGTTGGCTCGCCATCCTTGCCCAGATAGTTAATGCGCAGGTAGTTGGCTTTAGCCCCGTTGGAATCGAGGCTGATTTCCAGCGCCTGCGACTGGCTGCCGTCTTTACCGAACGTGTAAACGGCTGAGGCAATCACGCCCTCGTAGGCGCCATTTTCAGAAATACCCATGGTTCCGGCTTTCTTGGCCGCTTCCGGATCGAATTTAAAGCTCATTGGTTGCATCAGATTGTTGCTCCTAAGGAATCAGACATGAAGTCGCAGATCGCGACGTCCACAGCTTTGAGGTCGTTGTCCATTTCGGACTGGTCAGGGAAAAGGTCTGGCGGGGCTTTGGCCGTGTCGTTGTCGTCGCCTTTGATCAGGAAGACGTGCTTGCCGTCTTTCTTGATGGCGCGCAGGACGATGGAGAAATACCCTTCGGGCGTCAGCTTTTCGTTCAGCATCTTCCCGGCGGTTTTCATCCGGATCTTGCCTTCGCTTTCTTCTGTGTGAGCCAGAAAGTAAACGCGAACGTCGTCCGGTAGCTGCGTGGCGGCGGTGATAATCCGCCAGACGTGATCGGCCATTTCAGTGAACTTCGTGTAACCGGTCTGATAGGCCCGCATCATGTTTTCGTGCTGCATGACGACCTGAAAGTCATCGATGATCAGCACCTTTCGGGTTTTCGAGAGAACCATGCGCTGGATCTTGTCCTGCACTTCGTTCCAGTCATCTGTTCGAAATACGTTGCCGCGCTGCGGTTCGCCGTTGCCATCCAACTGACCGTGAATGCGCCAGCCTTTCGAACGGAACGGGAGTAGTTTGGGGATGCATTGGATCAGAAGGCATTCTTCTGGCTCAAAGTTGCGCAGGCTGTACGACTTGCCCGCGCCGGAATCCCCGAGTATCAGAACTGGTGTACCCATCAGAACATCGCTCCCATGTAGTGGCGCATTGTGAATTTCTGGTCCTCGTTGAGGTCCAGATTCGATAAACACCATCGGAAATATTCGGGATGGTTTGCGCCGATATCCGCAAAAGTTTGGTCTTTGTGCTTCCCGAATTTCATGATGTGGAGTAGCGAAGGGCTGTTGGTGATATCCCGCATTTCTGACACTTTCCAGTGCGCCAGGCTGTTCATGTAGAGCAGGGTGGTTGCCGTGACATAGCAGTCGTACAGCGCGCGGTGAGCGTAAAGCCCATCAGGAACGTGCGGATCCAATCCGAAGCGATAGCGCAGATACTGGTTGCCGTGCGACTTTTCTTCCGGCCAGAGCTTGCGGGATAGTTTCAACGTGCAAATCCATGGCGCGGTGATCTGAGGTAACTTTTCGCGGTCGAACGCGGCGTTGTGGGCAACGTAGATATCTGCACCGAGGTACTTATCAATCACATCTTCGATGGGCGGCGCGTCAGCGACCATTCCTTCGGTGATGTGGTGGATCGCCATGGCTTCAAAGCTGATAGGCTCTGAAGGGCGCACAAGGTCGCTCATGGGGTTACAGATTTCACCGTTTACGATATCGACGCTTGCAATTTCAACCACTTCGCCCTCAATGGAGGTGGTTTCCGTATCAATTACTCTAAATGTGAGCATGCTGATTTCCCGTGTCGGTTTGGGCATCGAGAACTGCTTCGAGGTGAGAGAGCCGCACGGCCAGCTTTTCGAGCATCGCCGGTGATATCCGCCGGGCGATGCACCGCGATAAAATCAGGTCTTCCGTGATTTTTGCCTTGTTCGGCACATTCGACTTCACATCCATACGGCGTCCACCAGCAGCAGGAACAACGTCACCACGAACAGCAGCGCCGTTGGGAACCAAAATCCGCGCCACGTCAGTGGCTGCCAGTTGCGAACGTCATCGCCGGAAAGCTTGTGGCGGTATTGGACTTTCTGAGCTGGTTTCATTTCCATGATGTTCTCCGTGCGTGAGTAGTGAGCCAGACCGGCCAGCTGTGTTTTTGCGTACAGCAGCTGCCGAACGTGACTACCGGCAAACCAAACTGCATTGATGAGCTGGTGCGCTGGCGCCGCGTTGTGGAAAGTGGATTTCGTTGCATTCGGATCTCCGATTTAATCCATGACAAAGCGCCCGCGCTGGCAGGCTTCTTTGCTATGGAATGAAAAAAATGCCCCAGGGGTACGGGGCAAATACACACAGCAATGGATGATTAGAGGCTGGTTGAGAGTGGCAACACATGTTGAAATCTAACTGCCGGTTTGTTAATTTCTAATCACGGATAAATTCCAATCGAGTTAGAGACGATGGGATACCCGGCAGGCAAAATTTGGATGCTCGTTCTTGGGGTGTTCTCATCCTTGGTTACGATAGGAGACTGGCTTAACCGTCTACTTATTAACTTTTTCAACATTGAGGATGCGAATATGAAAAGAAATATCGGAACGATACTCTGTATTATTACTGTGTGCGGTGCGGCGCTGTGGGAACATCATCAGTAAACGTTATCATCACAAATTAATCTGCTGCCTATTTGTCTATGACAGTCGCCGGGGGTAACCCCCTAACCCACACCAATTCAAAGGCCCTGCTAAAGCAGGGCTTTTTCTTTTGTTTGTAATGGCCTTGCCAAAGTCCCCGGATAACAGGGACAGTGGTAAAAACACTTTTCTAAAGAGCTCTTCGCCAGTCGGTCCCTCTCGGGGCTGGGAGTGATTTCATGGCTCACCCGATGCCTGTTCTTGGTGTCAGTGGTTGCTGTCGATGGATGAATAATGAACTTTAGGTTCATATAATGCAAGTACTAATGGTTCATTTTATGGCGTAGAAAATGAACTTTTTGTTTATTTAATTGATTGAAAAGGAATTTTAGGAAGGAAATTTTTTGAAGATTTTGGTGTAAAAAAACCGGCATAAGCCGGTTATTTTAGAATTTTTATGCTTTCAGGGAATGAATTCCCATTTTATATCAACAACCTTTCCCACTATCTTACAGTTTCCATTGATAGGGGTAAGAGGGTATTGAGGGTTTAAGGCTTTAAGGTATTTTTGACCGGCGTCTATGATGAATTTTTTGAACGTTGCCTCATTCTCATTTTCAAGTTTCGCAACAACCAAATTCCCGCTTGCGGCTTCTTTTTCGGGATCAACGAGTATGATCATTCCTTCTGGAACGGTAAAACCGACTGGGGATGTCATTGAATCGCCTTTAACTCTAAGCCAGAAAGAACCACTGCTCGCATCTACAGTAGTTTCCGGCCATATATCAATCTCGTCTTTTCTATACGGTTCTAACGCTTCAAGCCAGCAGCCAGCACTGACCCAGCTAACGAGAGGGAAGCTATTTCCACCTTTATGTTTCCCGATATAAGACACATTTGCAGGCTCTGTATTAGAGGATTCTCCCAGTTGAAGCCAAGCGCGGTCGACGCGGAGAAATTTGGCGAGAGCTTCCATGGGTTCTCGTCGTGGCATCGCCTCGCCAGTCAACCATTTGCTGACAGCCTTTGGGGTTACGCCAATAGCTTTAGCGAGCTTCACGCCTCGACCATGCTCTTCCAGCCCAAACTCTTTACAGGCCTGCGCTAGCCTCCGGGCGAACTCTTCACGCAATTTTTCATCATGAACCATAAGTTCAATCATACATCCGCTTGCATGTACTTTCAGTTCCGACATATAATGTACTTTAAGTTCATTTAAGGAGGTTCCTATGGAAGCACAAACCTTGGGGGAGGTTATCAAAACAATCCGGGTCCCAGTGGTTGCACTTGCTTGCGGAGTAAGTGCGCGAGCTATTTATAAGTGGATTGATCGCGGATCACTTCCACGTACTGATTTTACGGGCGAGACAAGCTATGCCCAGAAAATCTCAACGGTATCTGGTGGCCAGTTTTCTGAGCAGCAGATTCTAGAAATCAGCAAACAAAGGTCGATTGCTGTTTAAGAAAGTTTACGTTTTTGATTAAGCGTTAATAACCACGATCAGGAGGTTAATACAGTGGACAAGAAGGCCCCCGACTGGCTCGTCGAAAAACAGCCCGACTGGTACGTCGATGTTTGCAGAGACCTGATCACCGATTTGCCTGGTGGATATTTCGAAGCAGCGAAGTGGCTGAAAACGACAGAAGACGGCGTTTATAACCGCCTAAAGGAGCTGAAAGGGCAAGTGATGCCTCTCGGTTTCGCCATGGTTCTGCAGAAAGCTGCCGGTAATCCACGGCTGGCGCATGAAATTGCGTTCCGCAGCGGCGGTAGCTTTGTGCCAAATCCAAACCTTGACGAACTGGATGATATTGAGCTCGGGCGTATGTTTCGCGAGATGGCTGTGCGAATGGGCAAATTGGCCGAAACGTATGACGACATCACTGCTGATGGCGTGATCGATGATGAAGAGAAAAAGCGTTTTCTGTCTGAGGGCAACGTGCTGATAAGCAGCATTACAGCTTTTCAGGAGCATTCGCTGGCGCTGTTCCATAAGCCCGGCGGTGACGTGTGAACGCTGCAAAAAGAAAAGCCGCACTGCGGGAACAGTACGGCCATCACTTCTTTAAAAACCACTGAGGTTTTATCCATTATGCACAAGAATAAGCGTCCAGCGCAACCCCGTGAAGTTACCCGCTATGACTACGTTCGGCCAGCTGATCCTATCGGCGCCGCGCCCAAGACTTTTCAGCAACGATTTGCCTCTGAATGGCGCAAGGTTCAGGAACAGCATGAGGCCAAGAAAGATGAGTAATGTCGTTAAGCTAATTCAGCCATCTCTTACGCCCCCGGCAGAAGTCGGGAAGGGGTTCACCTTGTTCCACAGAAAAATTATGGACTGTGGTTTCTACAAGGATTCTCAGGCTGTTCACCTCTGGTTTCACCTGATCATGAAGGCTTCGCATAAGAGCATCGTTGCGAATACGGAATTCGGCGATATGGCTATCGGTCGCGGTCAGTTGATCACCGGCCGAAATAAGCTCGCTGCTGAGACAGGAATAGTGGCGGATAGAATCCAATATCTGCTTAAAAAATTCATCCGGATGGAAATGATTAGGACGGAATCTAACAAGAAATTCACTCTCATAACCATCGTAAATTACGACGAATATCAGGCTGATTTTGTCCCAACAGATTCCCAACAGATTCCCAACGCAAAGCCGCGTAGCGTAAGGGCTGCGGAGGTGGTTGTCCCAACAGATTCCCAACAGATTCCCACATACAAAGAAGTAACTAATAACTTATTACCTAACGGTAATAAGAGTCCATCAGCTGGCGCTGAGGACGAAGTTCTTCAGGAAGAAAAATCCGCTTCGCAGGAACAGAAAAAACCAGCCCTTTCCTGCCAAGAAGTCCTTGATGTTTACCATGAGGTTTTACCTGAAGCCAAAGGTGTCCGTCTGCTGAGCGACAAGCGTCGCAATCAGATCCGGACGTTCTGGAAGAAAGCCAACAAGATCACCAGAGGGCTTGATGGTGAGGCCTTCACGCTGGATTCATGGCGTGCTTACCTGCAGTACATTGCCGAGAACTGTCGCTGGATGCTTGAAGACCGACAGGATCCGCGTTCGGGCAAAGTCTGGCATCGGAAGGGGCTGGAATATTTCCTGAGTGACGAAGTTTACTTGCAGGTTCGTGAGGGGGACAAGGATGACCGTTGAGTTAATTACACCGCCGCAGAATATCGAAGCTGAGCAGAGCGTGATCGGTGGTTTGATGCTGGAGTGCGGCAGTGAACGAACTGAAAGCGTCCTCGCTACCCTGAAGCCAGAGGCGTTTTACAGCCGCCAACACCAGGTGATTTACGAGGAAATTATTTCTCTGCACCGTCAGCAGATCCCCATCGACTTGCTGACTCTGGTTGATGCGCTGGACAGCAAAGGAATCACAGAAACCGTCGGAGGTTTTGCTTACCTGGCTGAGCTGTCTAAAAACACGCCGAGTGCTGCCAATATTCAGCACTATGCCGCTCAGGTTCGCGATAAAGCCATGATGCGCTTTGGTATCAACAAGGCAACGTGGATCACAGAACTCTTTTACGCCAACAACGGCATGACTGCCACCGAGAAGTTTGAAGCTGTACAGACCGTACTGACGGAAATTACGGACCACGCCAAGACTGGACGGCGGAGGGGCGCTTTGCCATTCCGTGATCTGATGTTGGGTTGGCTTGACCGTGTTAACGAGCGTCTGGAAGACCCTGACAAGGCTCGCGGAATTTCAACGGGCATTCCCTCACTTGATGATCTGCTATCACCCAAGGGCTTGGTTCGCGGCTCCCTGTTCGTGATAGGCGCTCGCCCTAAGATGGGTAAGACCACCCTGTATGGACAGATGGCGATTAACTGTGCGCTCAACGAAAAACTGCCTGCTGTGCTTTTCAGCTTAGAGATGCCGAATGACCAGATCATCGAAAGGATGGTCGGCCAGACGTCTAGCGTGAATACCGACATTTTCTATGGCGCAGGATATGACGACAGTAAGTTTGCCCTTGCTGGCGCTAAAGCCCTGGAGTTGGCGGAGTGCGATCGGATCTTTATTGACGATACGCCGGGGGTAAAGCTTTCGCATATTCAGGCTGAATGTAGGCGTATCAAGCGCCAGGAAGGTCAGCTAGGGCTTGTGCTGGTGGACTACCTGACCCTGATGGCTGCCGAGAAAGCGGAACGCGCCAACCTTGGTTACGGGATGATAACCATGGGGCTCAAGAACCTCGCCAAAGAGCTTGATTGCGTGGTTATTCTGCTGACCCAGTTGAACCGTGGACTCGAGGGTCGCGCCAGCAAGCGGCCACGCGCCAGCGACAGCCGAGAGACCGGTTCCATCGAGCAGGACTGTGATTACTGGCTGGGTATCCACTGCGAAGAGGATGAATCGGGGGTGCCTGATCTGTCCTTCACTGAATACCTTTTGCCGCTTAATCGGCACGGGAAAACAGGTGTTTGCTACGTCGAGCAGCGCAACGGCGCCGTCTATGATTTAAATCAGCAGGATGCTGCACGGCGCGCCAGCGAAGGACGAAACCAAAACGGTGACAAACCTAAACGTTACAGTAAAAAAGGTGGTTTTTGATGAACAACGAACAGAAGAAACAAATTGAACTTGCTCATGTGGAAATTCTGAAAGCTCTCGCTGATCTACAGCGCGTTTCGCCTATGAACGAACCCGAAAAAGCGGTGTTCGAATTGGCCGTACGACGCTTATTGAGCGCTGAAATTCGTGTGCGTGAAATTGTCGAGTTTAAAGACTTCTGATGGACGACTTCTGCCTGCATGAAACCACAAAAGCGCAACTCTGGCCTGTGCTGAAAGAGCTGGTCGCATCCGGTAAGCGTTACCGCGTTAGCATCAAAGAGTGGAAGGAAAAGCGCTCACTCAGCCAGAACTCGCTGCTTTGGAAATGGAATGGCGAAATCGCTGGTCAGCTCGCCAAAACCGGTAAGGGTATTCTTTCTGATGAGCAGGTGCATGAATACCTGAAAGAGATTTATTGCCCTGCGAAGGCTATCACCGTCATGGGTGAAACGCGCTACGTGAAATCGACCAAGCTGCTCGACACAGGGGAAATGACGCTTTATCTCGAACAGGTAGATGCCTGGGCGCACCAACGCGGCTTTCGCCTGACCATTCCGGCGCACTGCGAATATCAGCAACTTAGACAACAGAGAGCCTGATGAAAACCTACGCGATAACGCCAATACCAAAGCCTCGTATGACCCAGCGTGACCGATGGAAACAACGCCCGCCAGTGCTGCGTTATCGCGCTTTCTGCGACGAAGTGCGGCTAAACCGCATTTCCCTGCCTGATTGCGGCTGGCACGTCACGTTTGTATTGCCCATGCCCGCCAGCTGGAGCAAAAAGAAAAAGACAGAAATGGCTGGCAAACCTCACCAACAGAAACCAGACAAAGACAATCTGGAAAAAGCATTGCTCGATGCGATTTTCGAAGACGACTGCCGGATCTGGGACGGTCGCGTCTCTAAGGTTTGGGGTGAAACAGGTCAGATACTTATTGGAGAGATATCGTGAGAATAGAACACGCACTGCTGGCGAGTAGCCCGAAATCACCATCCATCATGAGCATGGCCGTTGAAACAAAGCCTCAATCACATCTGTGTACCGGTCACTCCGGCGAGTTGCAGGATCGTCGCGTAGTGCGTGCCTATCAAAGCCGTTCAGGCGGGAAGGGCGGCTACACTGACGTCATGTTTGCGCTGGGAATAACTCAGTCTCGCGAGGCGCAAGGCCTGAGCCTGCTTTACGCCAAATACAACAAAGACGCCAAAGAGCGTGATGCGGCGATCGAACGGCTGGCGCTGTTCGCAATCAGTCAGGCCCCGAAACTGGTTGGGAAAGCATCTGGCCGTAACATGGCGCGCTGCATGGTGCTGCTGGCAAAGCTGGCCGTAGATGATTTCTGCCGCACTGCTGACGTTGAACGTGCGCGCTGTCGCTGCGGCGGTTCCGGCAAGGTGTACGACATCGCGAGAACGCGGGCTGCCGGTAAAACTGTCGAGAAGACTTGCGAGCGTTGTCACGGTACCGGGCTTAAGCCGATGACCAGCTCGTCAGCTTTTAAAGTCGTTCGTGGGCTTTTACCCGACCTGCATGAGCGGACGTGGAATCGAAACTGGCAGCAATTTTTTGCTCTCCTCATCAGCCGTTGCTATCAGGATTCAAGCGCTGCTGAGAGCATTTTAGTGCGTGTAAGTCGGTCGGATATGATTTAACTAAATTCACTTTAAAATCAATGCAGTGAAAAAAGTGCTTTACAAAATTGTCCGAAATTGACTAACTTTGCCTCTAATGATGGGAGATTCATACCCAATGGTTAAAAATGAATATCGGGATAAGCGACAGAAGCAGTAAATTTAGTGCAAGTATCCCATTCATTAAGATTCGTAGGACAAACTTTATAGCTAGAGGCTCGACCTCTCGCCACAATGAAATGCCATCCGTTTTTTTGTTTTTTTACGCTGCCTATCAAGTAACCATTAGAATCATAGAAGTTCAGTTCTTTCATTGATTCATTTAAATGCCCATAAATAATATGTGGTTTAGTTTGAGGGGATGGTCTTTGCTGTAATGCTTCGCTAATAGTCATTTTTAATTCCCTAAGTTTGATATATTGATGTTAGATTTTTAAGCGATATCTTCAAAGTTATTCCTCTAAGATCGCGCTCAAATAAAACTAAATTTATAACTAGGCTGCCAATTCGGCGGCCTTTTCTCGTTTTGGCGGTCAGTCAATCAGCTAACCATTCATCCTTCCGCAAAAGGACTGCGCCGCTAAATTACCCTCGACTACGCACCCAACCGGATGACCGGAGGGGGAGACTATGAAAATGGACCAAAGCTCAGGAAACATCGTCACGCAGTTCTTTGCGTGGTTCGCTGCGATAGCGGCTGCCTGCGGTTTCACCACTCAAGACATGGTTTACATGCTGTTTGGCCTCATCGGGGTTCTCATTTCCTTTGCGTCATATGTCAGTGGTCGCCTGGACGCCCGCAAGGCGCGCAAGGAAAATGAAAAACGGACCAGAATTGTCAGCGATTACCTTGATGAAGCGCGCGCCAAACCCGCACATGAAAAACCCGCGGCGGCGAAGGTGATCAGTGATGCCTTATCAAAGGCGGACGTCTGACATGGCGAACATTAAAACAAAGCTCAGCGCTGCGATGCTAGGGCTGATTGCTGCTGGCGCTTCTGCACCGGTGATGATGGCTCAGTTTCAAAGTGAGAAAGAAGGTACGAGCATTACTGCTTACGCAGACCGCGGAGGGGTTTGGACAATCTGTGGCGGCGTCACCCGCGTTTACGGCAGGAAAGTTGTAAAAGGTCTGAAATTAACTCGGACACAGTGTGACACCATCGACAAAATAGAGCAGGCCAAAGCGTTGGCGTGGGTTGATAAAAATATTCACATACCGCTGACCGATCCACAAAAAGTCGGTATTGCGTCGTTTTGTCCGTGGAACATCGGCCCTGGCAAATGCTTCCCTTCAACGTTCTACCGAAAAATTAATGCTGGTGACCGCCGTGGTGCATGCGCAGAGATTAAACGCTGGATATGGGACGGCGGGAAAGACTGCAACGTCCGGGCAAATAATTGCCTTGGACAGGTATTACGCCGGGAGCAGGAAAGCGAGCTGACGTGCTGGGGGCTCGATGAATAACAATTTATCGATTGTGCTGGCCTTCGTGGCTGGCGCTGCTCTTACCTGGTGGGTTGAAGGAATACGTTGGGATGCTGATGTTTCCAAACTTAATGAAACCCACACCGCCGCGCTGAAGAAACAAAGCGATCAGGCAGTGGTTGACCTGACCAACCAGCAGAAGCGCGTCGAAGCGGCACAATCCGCACTGGCCGCGCTGGATGCCAAGCACACGAAGGAAATGGCAGATGAACATGCCAAGAATGAGAAATTGCGCGCTGATGTTGCTGCTGGTACTCGCCGGGTGCGCATCGCCGCGGCAAACCTTGCCACCAGCCAGCTCATCCGGGACACAACTTCCGGCACCAGCAGCCTGGGCGATGCAGTACAAATCGACCTCACGCCAGCAGGTGGATCAGCTGTTCTCGATCTCCGAGCAAGCGCCATCAAAGACAATGAAGTGATTGAATATCTCCAAGGCTATATTGAGCAAGTTTCGAAGCAATGCAAACCTTAATCGTCTGAAAAAACTTGCTGGATAATAACCTTATCCTCAATGACCGACTGGGGCGGTTGTTGAGCTATTTTTAGACTCTCCCAGAGGCTCAGGCTGTACGGCACCACTTTCTGAATCGCAACAAAATGACCCTTGTCATGATTGGCTATATATCCATCGATGACAGGTGTAAGCATGCAGTCTACCGGGACTTCAAAGTTAGACTTAATCCAGATTAAGAACTTTAAGTTTCCGGGTGCCATGACTGTCAATATTTGCATGCTGTCATGCGTTGGACAAATTCCGTCAACTACTTTCCATTCCATAGATTTCACTCTGTTGTAAGCGATACCTAACAATAGAGCACAAAATGATAATTTTCCTTAAAAACTAAAAGGAGGTTGCAAGTAAGTGGCAATCTGTTCTCAGTCTCAGAGAGTCAACCACCAGAGACGACCGAGTGATCCAATACCTTCAGGCTTATGGCGCTGAAGCCCAGAAACGTTGCAAAATTGACTAACATAAAGTCATGACCTTAAGTGCAAAAATTTGCTGCTATTTGACTGCAATTCTGTCCTTTCAGAGTTAAATTTAGTAATTAGAATGCATTTTCATAGAGCTGCACTCCGATTCTGGAAATTCGGGTCATATTTCCGTGAACATAAAGAGCACCCATTGACATAAGCAACGGACCATAAGAACGGGCTTCGTCACTTAATGTACTTGCGTAACCTTTGGGGTGCGCAGTATAAAATAAACCTAATGATTGTAATGCGGGAATGGATGCATTGAGGATGATAAGCAATAAGTCATTTGCTTCCTTTACAGAGATTTTATCTTCATAAATGGAGTTGATTACGTTTGCCGCTAAACCAGCCTTATAAGGTTTCTCTGACTCGAAGAGTACCTGAATAACACTATCAGTCAGATTTTCTTTATCCTCATCTGAACTAAATCGTGCAATAAACTTCTGTGCGTCAGTAATAGATGTGGTTTCGAGAAATTTTTGGGTATTACGATGTAGTTTTTTAACCTGATATGAATTCTGTACTTGCCATGCTTTTACAGCCCATCCTATCAAAGGAATTTGTTCCGCAGCTTCCAGACCAGCATCGATTAAGTCAGCAAAAGTATCTTTATGCTCAGCAATCGTATCGACTAGAGGACTAAAACCATTTTCATTACTCATTGATATTCCTTTGGGTTAATTATTGGGGTTAGTGATGGTTTGAGTGCAATTTAATAATATCGCTTGCGTAGAAACATCCACGGCTAATGTGAAAGGGAATCAAGAAATACCCATGTCGTCATTAGGCCCGGTGGTAGATATCACCTCTATAACAGAGTCTAACCAGAAAATGAAGCTCTTGAATGGATAAAAGAATAAATACTCCGTGAAGAAGAGCAATTACGCAACATCGCCTATAGAATCTTATAGATGCTGACTTCTGCTTCATGTGTTCTGACTCATAATTCGTGAAGCAAGGTTGAACGTAATTAGGTCCAGTTGATAAGGCGGATGCAAACGCTGGCAGGTGATAAAAAAGCTGGATAGAACAGCCAGCAAATTAATAGTTTGGTAGCTTCACCTCCCAGAAAACGTACTATTTTACAAAAATCTCTTGAGTTTTTAGTGTGATTGAGAAATCTCGGAAATTACTAATAAAAATTGTAATTTTTTTGAAGGGTTGATAGTTATCTTTCTTAAAAAATAAATAATTTAACCACCTTCTGAGTGATGTTTTTTTGGGAGTTATCCATATTAAATTTTATCCTCAGTGATCAAAAAAAGAGACCATCTGGAGGAAGAAACTGATAGCTAAAAGAGCCATTCCCAACTTTTGCATGATCGCAATTCGTTTGTTTTCCCGCCGCGTTTTTTTGTTTATTTCATCAGTAAGTGGGCCGCCAAAAGTTGCTCCTGAATATGGCTTCAGATTATAGCCATTACAAAACATTATAAGTGTTCCAATAAAACCAATTACAGCAGAAGCGATTTGTAGATGTTGTTGTGTCACTGGCAATTACCTATCGAGTTCAAAAGTGATTAATTATATGGCAAAACCGGATTGGGGGCCATTCAGAAACAGTTCCTCGCCGAGCATGCCATAACGAACATATCCCCTAAAGACTGGTGTGAGGTGCAGGCCATAAATTACGCCCTGGCGCGCATCTACGTCAAAAAACCATCCGCGGATGTTGCTGCTGGGCGTAAGCTGCTGCAACTCAATGCAACATGTCAGCGAACGGACAAAGTTACCAGCACCGCCCGACTTACTGACTCCGCTCAACGGGATTATCTCAATCTCAGGGAGCGAATCGACATCAGCAGTAAGCAAATAGTTGGTTTGCAGGAATACATCAGAGGACAATGTTTGAATTAGAAATACCACTATTTTTTGCATAGGTTATTAATGTCAATAGCTTGAGTTCTCATTTGGTAGTAACTTATTGTCATTACATTATGCGAAAAGAGGGATGAGATGGAGTCTCGAGGTGGTTTTCAAATAAAGCCAATTGAAGATATTGGGGGGGGCACATTCGGCCGTGTAGAAAAAATAGAACTCTACACCATGAGTGGACGCTTAAGCGGAGATTACGCCCGTAAAATTCTTGCTATTAACAAAGATATTGTTGGATCTATATTCAGCCCTGATGACTGGATCCGGAGATTCGAAAGAGAGGTGACCTATCAAGCTAGGTGCCAAGCCTCCTCACACGTTGTGCCTGTGCTTATACATAAGCTTGATGCAGACTATCCGTGGTTTGTAATGCCTTTGGCTGAGAATGACCTTTTGAGTGAGATTAAGGAAAACTCATTAGATGATGAACAGAAGCTGAACGTCATTAAAATGACACTGCAAGGTGTTGAGTTTGTTCACCGCAAGGGCTACTTGCATCGTGATCTGAAGCCAGAAAACATTCTAAAATTCCCCGATGGATTTTATAAAATCTCTGATTTTGGATTGGTTAGGCAGGATGACCCAGCTGCTGCATCTGCTGTGTTAACGAATATAGCTGTCAGCATGGGTACAGAAGGCTATAAAGCACCAGAGGTCGGCAGTGGGGTGTATAGTCAAAAAACAGATATTTATGCCATTGGTGCAATAATAAATATCTTAAATTTAAGTCATATTGATGGGATAGATGCCATGATTGGCAAGGCAACAGCTTACAGACCAAATGCCAGGTATGACTCAGTTAGCTCGATGCTTGTTGATCTTGAATCGGTTATTAAAGGGAGGCAAGTGTGATAAATTTACAGAATTGTGGTTTCTTCTCTTACCCAAAAAATCATGACAAAGGCAATCAAGACGCTTATGTTTTACCAGTTCATGTCGGTAGCGGCTTCATTTTTGCAGTTGCAGATGGCGTTGGTTCTTATAAAGGCGCAAGAGAAGTTGCTAATGTTGTGACTTCTGCTATTGGTTCTATTGATGCTGAAGATGCCAAAGACATTGAAACGACTTTATTTTTTGTTAAAGGTAAAGTTGATCAGTTTGCAGTATCTCAACCTGACATGGTTAATGCAGCGACGACTCTGAGCTATTGCTTCATAGATGACAATGCTCTTTATGTCGGTCATATAGGTGATACTCGAGTATATATAAAGAAAAATAACAAACTTAAACTCGTAACCAAAGATCACACGCAGCATCAAAAACTTCTGGATGATGGAATTTATACAAAGCGTGAATTGCGTGATATGCCAGGCAAAAACACCCTTACATCGGCACTGTCTAAAAACTTAACATTACATTTTCAGAGCCTAAAATTGCCAATGTCAGAGATTATGGATGAAGACGGCTTGGTGAATATTTACATCATGTCTGATGGAGCTCATCATTTCTGGGAAAAAAGGCCACGATTTTCAGAAGGCACCTTGAACAATCCGAATCGCTTTGCATCAAGCTTGCTAAAGCGCATTGAAAAGGCTTCTCCTATTGATGATCACACGATAGTTAGCGCAAGATTCAGAGTTTTTTAGTCGAAAAATTTTTAATCAAGCCGCCTTCGGGCGGTTTTTTTTATTTGTCATTCAAAAGCATATTGATGAGTTGACCTGCCCCCAGGATTA